CTTTCTTAAAGAATTTTTTTTCTTGGTCAGTCATCCGACTTAATATGAATTAAGGTTTCATCTACATGTGATATGTCATACGTACTACTCATTTTTAATTTCCAGATACAAACTGGCGATGCGCGATTATATTCTTAATAGTTAAATGTCTAAAACGAACATTATCAATTATATCTTTACAAGTATCGCAATAGGTTTTTAAGTATTCAACTCTCATTTCCATCTCAACTTTATTTGGGTCAGCATCATAAAATTTATTCATGTCGCCTTTAAGCGGTTTGGCCATTCCATTAAAAGGATCGTAATTCCAACTTAACGCATCCATTTCTTCTTTAGTCATTTTACCATTGTAATATAACCAAAGGTCTTTATTCAAAACGGCTAATTCTAATTCTTTTTTCTTTAGTCTTAGTTTAGCGTGAGAATGTAACTCAAGATATTTACTATGCAGCTTCGCGCTGTTAATACTTGTATCATCTAAATTAACATCGTCAATTTTAGAATCGGTTTCCCACAGTTTTAGTAGTGATTCTAGATCCATCATATAATTTATATATAATGCTTATTTCCTAAACTCAAAAGTATCATATCTAAACGATACTTGGAATACCGCATATACTGGTTCGCCTTCTGCTTGTATATTAAAATCAACACCCCCAAGCGATGTTGGAAATGCATCTTTAAAATGTAATTGCTTATTTAAATTATTATGGCTTGATTTAATATTAATTGTAATATCTTTAAAATCAATTAAACTAGAGTTTTGATCATTGGAATCTTTGTTTGGATTGTTATTATCATTCATCCAATTATAAACTTCTTCATATGCTTCCATAGTTTCATCACAAATAAATGAGATGGCCAATGGTTCTTTACTTGTTGTTTCCGAAACAGAAAATCCAGGCATATTCATATAAGGAGTCGCAATCTCGTTATTGGTAATAGCTGGTAATGAAAACGAAACAATGTTTTTATTCAGAACTGATTTACTTGCTTGCGTACCAATATGAACAGTAAAGTTATCGGTTGTCGGTAAAAAATTATTCTCAATCATATTATTATTTATAACAAAAAATGAGGGACCGCCATTTCTGACAGCCCCTCATCGGGTTTGTGTCGTCCTAAGGTAGTGGACGAAATTTAGCTTTTGCTAATTAAACAGCAGGGTTAGTACCATTGATATTGGAAACGGTAAACCTACGGAAGTAAGGGTTGTTAGCAGTACCTGCTGGCTTACTAGTTGGACCAGCAATAGGATCATGAGCCATTGGGTTAGCAGCAAGACCATAACGAGTCTTAAAGCCGATCTTAGGCTGGAAGCTGTTCTCGTCAACGGCGCGAACCATTGTAAGAGGAACGTATGGGCAGTAGTAAATACCAGCATCATACGAGTTAGCACCTTTGTAACCAACGGTAGCGTAATCATCAACTGCATATGGATCAACATATACCTTAATGCGGCCATTGATAAGACCAGCGAATGTGTTACCAGTTGTGTCAACGTTTAAGTTGGACGCGATAGCTGGAGCATAGTCGAGAACGCCTGCAGCTGCAAGAGCAGAAGCAACGTTTGAAGAGCAGATAACATAGTTACCTTTTCCACGACGAGTGCCTTTAGCAATCTCATTGGATTCAAGCTCAAGTTGGAAGAGAAGTGATTTGAACTTCTCAACAGCCCAACGGCCGTCTGCATCAACGTCAAGATCAAAGTTACCTTCATCACCTGTACCAGTAAGTTGGTTGGTGAAACCTACAACCGCTGCGGTATTAATTGAATCAATAACTTCGCGGTTGATTTCAGCAAGGATCTCAGTGCTAAGAATATTAGCAAGTTCTGCTTCAGCATCAAGACCGTGAATGGCCTTGAGGTCTTGAGCGAGTTCCATTGAGTACTCAGCTTTAAGAGCGCGTGTCTTAGCTTCAACAACAACTTTCTCGATAGTGAAACCCATGTCCTTAGTAATGTTGCCTTCACCAACTGAAGTAGAGGTAGAAGGAGCGAATTGAGTAGGAGCATTGAAAAGAGCTTCGTCATCAGTTGTTTCAACAGGAGATGCATCAACGCCATTATAACGAGACTTCATCGCGAAGATGAGACCAGTAGGACCGGACATTGGCTGAACACCACAAACATCATAAGCGATAAGGCTTGGCATTGCACGACGTACAAGGCTGATGAGTACTGGATCCCAGTTATCGGTACCAGCTGCAACATTTGAAGGAGTTTCCTCATTAAGGTATTGCGATTGGCCACGAGCTTCGGCAAGTGCCTTCTCTTGGTTTTCTAACATAACTGCAGTTACTGCTTTGCGATGGTTATCGGCGAAGGCAGGTGCATCGGCGCTCTCAAGAATGGGAGCCCACTTTTTTTCTAGTTCTTCTGAATTAAACATAGTTTTAATTTATAGTTTTGTGTTTTGTTTTTTGTATAGGAAATGCTTTACTCGGAGAATTTCTTCCCTTTGCTAATAGCACTTAAATAATTTTGCATTGCTTTGGAAACCTTTGGCTTATCAGAGCTGGCAGATTCTTCAACAATAGTTTCTGTGGTTGAATAAGAATCTTCATCAGACTCTTGTTCTTCCGTTTCTTCATTAATTGACTCAGCGCCTTCAAAGTAGAAGCCCTTAAGAGTATTAATACTCTCACGGAATTTATCTTCACCTTCAAAATCAACGCCCTCAGCCAATGATTTTAGTTTTTCTACTTGAGTTTGAACAAGACCTTCGCATGACTCAACAATAACCTTTTCACGAGTTAATGCATCAACCTTATCGGCCAATTCGTCAGCAATTGCGCGTGTCTTATCAAAGTCCTCTTTAACTTGGGCAACTTCACTTTCCAATTGCTCGAAAAGATCAACCTTAGTTTCAGGAACTTCAATATAGTTCTCAACAAAGAGAGTCTTAAGTGAAGACATGAAGTCTTCAGCAATAGAAGTACGTAGAGAAGTTTCAATAGCAACTGAATTTTCCTTAGCCCACTCAGATACTGCGTAGGTTAAATACTCATCAACTTGCTCTGATAAAGCTGAGCTCATTGTCTCAACTTCTTCAGTTAGTTTCTCATCATATTCAGCTTGGATCTTCTCCTTAGCTTCAGCGATTTGTGAACGAACTTCAGTTTCAAAAATAAGAGCAGCCTTGGCTTTAAAGCCTTCGGTAAGGTTTTCTTCTGACTCAATTAAACGTTTAATATCGTCGGTTTCAACCGCAATAGCATCTTCCTTTTTAACTTTCTTTTCGGACTTTACGTCTTCTTCTTCTTCTTCTTCGTCTTCTTCGTCTTCTTCGTCGGAATCCATTTCTTCTTCGTCGTCGGAATCTTCATCAGATTCTTCTTCCTCTTCGTCATCGGATTCTTTCTTAGTAGCTTTCTTAGCTTCTTCAATCTCTTCTACTTCTTCAGTAGCTTCAACCTCAGCGCCTTCTTCGATCTCTTCCACTACTTCAGCAGCTTCTTCGATCTCTTCTACTTCTTCAGTAGTTTCAACTTCTTCAGTTTGTTCAGCAACTACTTCTTCAGCTTGCTCAACAGAACCTTCAACGATTTCTTCGGTTTCCTCAACGGCTACCGCTTCTTCGCTAATTTCTTGTTCTTCCATTGTTTCTTGTTTGTTAGGATGTTGTTCACTTATTTCCATTTCGGATTTAGTTCGTGCATTTCTGCGTTGTACTAAATAATCTTCAATCTCATTGACATCCTCACTAATTTCATTGCTTTCATTATAGATTGCAATATCTTCAGCGTTTTCTTCGGTTTCTTCGACAGATTCTTCAATAGAATCATCGAGTGTTTCCTCAGAGTCAGAGGCTTCTTCACTTATTTCCAAATTAGGAACTTCCTCTAACGTGTCAAGAGAATCTAAGTCAGCTTCGACAATGTCGAAAACATCATATTCTTCGTTTAATATATTATTAGACATATTTAGTTTTTCTTAGTTTCTTTTAAGTTGGAGAGGAAATCATAAGCGATCTCAGTCTCATTAATATTCATTATTTCCCATACTATAAATTCTCACATTAACCATAATAAAAAATTTGTTTATAAATCAATTGAAATATCCTTAAGAAAGGATGAGAACAGCTGCTGCTGTTGCTCTTCTAATTGATTTAAAGAAAGTTTGTCAGCCTCAGCTTTAATATGCTCTGCTGCTTTTGTAACGATTTGGTTTCCTTCAAAGAAGTACTCAACGCCTTCCATAATACCATTTACAAATGCGCTCGGAGCTGAAGGATCTTGTACAATATCAACTGTTGCTAAAATAAAGTCTTCGTTAACAACATCAACGCCTTGGCGATTTTTTGATACACTGCCCATTCCTCGTGAACTAACACCAAGTTGGCAACCGCCTTCAAGTAATCCCTTAACGATTGTTCCCATTGGAGTATCAAGAATCTTTGCTTTACCAATAACATTGTTACCATTCCAGCTAAGCTCTGTAATACGATGAGATACTTTATCCAAATTAATTGAAGGGCCTTCAGGATGGTTTAATTCACCAACTGCGCGACCTTTTGCAACGTAATTCTCAACGTATTTTTTAACCGAACCTTCTAGAATTGCCTTTGGGTAAATCCTTTTATTATGATTAAGCTGATCGGCTTGCATAAAGATACCTTCGATGATATGACTCTTTTTGCCATCCTTTGTTTCGGTGAGGTAATTTAGCTCCTCGTTATGTTCTGTTA